GAAAACGTTTCATTTCTTCTGAGTACCAGTGATTAGCCATTTTATTTAAGCTCCTTTGTTTAGTTCATAGTTCAAGTTTTCTAGATAAGATATCGTAATCTCTTCTTGTCGTTGTTCACGGCTAATATTACTATCAGGGTTCTCCTTGAACTCTTCCTCTGCCCAGATATAGAGGATTGCTTTGGTAAGCCCAATCAGTTCTTCTTCTGAGTAGGTCAAAGTGCTTTTCTTGTAAGACATGGTATTTCCTTTTGATTAATCATCTATGTCGTTGTAGTTTAGAACTTCAACTAGCTGCCCTGTGAAAGGTACTAACTCTACATACCAGCGGATTCGATTAACGACCCCTCCCAGGCGGAAAGAAACAAGCTCAACTACCTTTATCATGTCTCTTACTGAATGTGCTGACATATAGAGGTGAGGGTCATTTCGTGTTTGGTAGTACGAAGGGTTATCGAGCATTTCTTGAGGGTTGTCTAAGTTGTCTTGGTCCATCATAAAGAACCGTGCGATTTCTAAGCCTTTATATCTCATTAGTAGTACTCCTTATAGAGAATAGTCAATAGCAGCATCAATAGCGTCTTGAAGCGAGTCGTGTACTTCAGTAGCCATGGCTGTCATAAACGGGTTTAACTTGTCTTCTGGGTTCTTGAACATGATGATGATCTTATTCTTCATGTGTGAGAACATAACCTCTGCCGCTGTTCCTTGTGCTTTAGCGTGAGGGTGGTCTCGCATGTCTGTCAAGAGTACTTCACAACGAGCAATGTCACGAAGGTCTTGACGGAAGATTCGGTTGGCTATGTTGTCTGATAACCCGTTGTCATCTAAGCTTTGCTCATGGAAGCTAATTCGGCGGGTAGGATCAAGACAGAAGACGTCAGCAGCCTCTAGTTGTTCTGTAGCAATGTCCCGCCATCCTTTCATCTCTTTCCCAGTAAAGCCAGCCATTGGTCCAGCTAGATAGACTCCTCGTAGTAAGTTCATACTTCTTCTTCCTTATTTGTGATGCTTGCTGCTAAGTTCCAAGCCATTACAGCAGCGATACCCGCCATAGCTTTTTCTGAACCTTCAAGGTTATCAAGCCATGCGTGGAGTTCGTCCCAGCTAGCAGGGGTGTGAAAAAATCCTAACTCTGCGATCTTCATACTCTTAAAACCTTTCCATTACTTTTATATACAGTGGCTCATTTTCTTTCAAAGCTTCTTGAATCATTAACAATGACTTGTTAGCTTTTGTATTTCTAAGTTTAAAACGATCATAAGGTTTTCCTTTTGAGTTTAACTCTGTTAACTCATAGATAAGCCCTCTTAGTGTTCTTCGGACACCTTCCAGTGTTAACTTATCTGTGAAACCTTCATAATAAATCTGCCCTGTTTTTTTGCTATAGACTCTATAAGCGAGCGAGCTATCTCCTAGAAACTCGTTATAAATACTTCCGAAGTTATTTGGCTTAGTCATAGTATTACCTCTTGGTTGACGTATTTGATAATAAAAGCAGTTTATACACATGCTTAGGTGTTTTTATTAAAAGTTTAGATCGTCGTTATCGTCCAGAGAATCACTAACTTGGTTATCCCCAATGGTAATGACTTTCATTTCAGTCATCTCGAAGGCGTCTTCTTGTGGCTTTTGCTCATACTTCAGGAGGTTAGTTACCTGAATAGCCATCAACATATTCGCACGACCCTCTTTACCTTGGTAGGTGTAGTCATACTGGAACAAACGAACGTTACCAGCAGAGCCGTTACCAACTTCCTTTGCGTTGATCGGTGTGAGATCACCACCGACCAGTTGTACAGGGTTCTGTGCGGAACCATCTGCCTTAGTTACTTTCTTACGGACATTAACAGAGAAGTAAGGTTTACCTGTTTTCTCACACTTAACAACCTCACGAACTTTTTCGTTAAAGTCATCAATCATCGGTTGGCCACTAGCATCTTTAACAATGCGCTTTAGTGGTTTGAAGTTAATGCCTTCTTTGGCATAAGCTGCTGCTGCGGCCTTATCAGTGGTACGAAGCTGCACTTCCCAGTAGTCTGGCTTGCTAGGATCTACGTTCTTTACAGGACGCTCTGCATCAACTTTTACCCACCACAGTTCAACATTTTTTACGATAGCCATTATAGATTTCCTCTTGGTTTGTTTCTAGTATTTCGTTAAGGAACATTATTGTTCTTTAGCGTCAGGTATTATTTAGTCAAGGATTTCAACGAGATCCCAGTCTTTGCCCTCATCCTCAAGATACAGCTCTGCGTAGAACCTCTCATCTGCTTGACTTGGGTTTACAATTACTTCGAGGTATTCCCCTCCTGGGTCTACTGCTCGGACATAACCAATCTCTTCTAAGTCTTCAAAATTGATCTTGATAGTCTTACGCAAAAGCGAAGTCGGATTGGAGTACAGATTCGACATTTAGTGTTCCTTTCTGAGGGGATAAGTCGAGAGCGTCTAGTTGTGTTAGGATGTCTTCTAGGGGTTCTGCTTGGTATAACTCAACAAACTTCTGCCTAACGTGCAAGAACATGTGATTCATATTACCAGCATGACAACCAAAAGAATCATGAACAACGGTTGTAGTGTAGTCCGCATCGTGAATACACATTGTTAGGTGAACAGCATCTAGGCTGTGCACTATGTTTGGTGCAGCGCCTGTTTTCTGTTTACTTTCGTTAAGAGTAGTTTCTTCCCACACTTGTAATTGAACTTTAAGAAGCTCTTCACCGTATTTTAACTCGGTTCTTTTAGTTGTTGGTTTTCTGTAAGCTTGAAACACAGGGAAGTTTGTCACAGGCGAAACCCAAGTCAAGTATACTTTCTTTTCGTTAGCTCTTTCAGCAAGAGTTTGAAATAGTCTTAGCATACGAGCAGGGCCCTTTAGCTCCTCATAGCAAGTCTGATACACGAGAGAGCCCAGGAGGGCACCCCAGAGATGCTCCTTGTCCCTTAGATAAGGGGAGATATCCCTTGTATCCTCTATCACCTGTTGGCCCATACCGTAGGCTGTACCACCGTATCCCAGTGTCATAACGTTACGCTTTACAGTCTTACGTTGAATTTTCTTGTCTTGGATATTCGTCCAGTAAACAGGAAAGAGTTTTTCTCGCAAGCCTCTGTTTTGATTACGCCAAGTCTGAGCTGCTTGAAACGCTAGTGCCTTTCTTTCAGACTTGTCTGGTGCTTCTTGATACTCTTTTTGAAGCTTTGTTGCTGTTTGAAACACATCATTAAACTTGTTAATAGTTTCTGGGTCTAACTTGTTCTTTTTGTCTTCAAGGCTGTCCCAAGTCTTTTCTGCGATAAACATGTAAACATCACCAGGAAGGTCTTGAGGAACCAAGTTAACCAGAGGGGCAACTTCATCATCTTGAGACATAGCAACAAGGTGTTGAACACCGTTATTAGAGCCATCGATGTATACTGGTAAGCAACTTGGGAAGTCTTCTGGTTCGTTACCATCTCCATTCCAGTTAGAAACCATACTATGCTCATGACAAGCAGAAAGGAAGCTAAAAGGTTTATCAGCTTTCATCCAACCAGTATTTTTCATAGGGTTGTTAACATACGACATCATGTCGTCAAAGTTATCTAGAACCCACTGAGCACGGTCATCAAGACTAACCTTGTCATTCCCCCAAACGTTAGCAGTATGAACACACAACCAGTAGTAACCGTTTTCCCCTAGAGGCACCGCCTCGTCTAGCATTAGGATACCCTTTGCATTGTCACTAGACTGCTCGTGTAAGAAGGCTGTGTTAGGGTAGATGCGTCCACGGAAGTCTAGGTTATACAAGTGATAGAATGGTTTGTCTAGGTTCTTCTCTGCAAGCCTTTGGATAGCCTCTGCTTCGATAATTAACGAAGCCCGTTTAATTGGATCAATCTCCTTTGTGAACTTAAAAGGGTTTGACTCAGAGTGCATACACTGTTTGTAAACCTCAAAGACAGGTTGATTGATACGCCAAGCTGTATTATTTAGCTTATTTAGAGTATTAACAATATAGCTCATGTCATTCTTCTCAAAGTACTTTAGAGCGTCCTCATAGCCTTTCTTAATAACGCTAATACCTGTTGTAGAGTGATAAGCAGAACCATCCCAAGGCGCTGCTGGTGTATTTACAGGGAACATGTCACACTTTTCGGTGTCTACAAGATCCAGTAACTCCTTAATTGCTACCCAGTCTTTTGCGTAGATGAAGTAAGTTCTGTGTTTATCTTTCTTACCATTACGGTAGGTGTGTTTCTTACGATAGCCCAGTATCCCAAGCTCAATATAGCTAATCAGAACAAACCAGCCACCTTGAATGTCTAGCACACTGTTTTGTTTCTGACGTAGTTTCTGTCTTAACCTTCTACCAATACTACTAGCCACTTCTACTAGGCTGGAGTTTCTTTCTAAACCCTTAAGGATGTGAGTGTAAGAGAACTCTACAATATCTCTCGCCCCCATTTCAGTTAAAAAGCTAGCTGCTTGTCTTTTGTCTAACATTCCTTGTCGATAAGTTAAATCTTCCTCTAGTAGATCTAATACGGTTTTCTTAGTCATAGACTTCCTTTCTTAACAAGCTTTGTGATAGTGTCACCTTGTTTTATAAAGACATTAGTTCATACGATTAAAGAGATTACAGGTAATCAAAGCAAAAATCAGTATGATTTGTATTAACAAGTTTTGTTTAACCTTTTGAAAAAAAAAAATAGTTTATAAAACCCCCACCCCCGAAGGGATGAGGGGTGTTTGTTTTTAACCGTTTAATCGTGGGTTGTTAGTATCAAGCGTTTTAACCCAGTTACGAACAGAGTCCCTGCAGCAACCAAGGTCATAGGCAACCTTAGCAATGCTCTCGCCGTTAATTACACGAGAAGCAGCAACAACACGTTCAGCGTTACTACGACCATTATAGGGTTGTCCCTTTTTAAGAGTGTAACGAGAGTTGCTATACATGGATGAGATAGTTGGGAAGTTACGAATAGCCATAAGAGATCTCCTTATTTATTGGCATTACAGACCCTGTGGTCTAAAAGACCCTCCAACTTTTTAGGGCTGGAGGGCTAGTTAAACAACAGGGAGGATTCCAATGAAATCCACGGAATCCACTCATCGAATGGATTCACTGGATCTCACTGCTCCTGAAGTGTGGCTTCTTCGTCCACTTCTTCGTGATCACTCAAATGACTTACGTCAATGTAAGTGTGAGACCACTTTTCATCAATTGCTTTAACAAGGTTGCTAAAGCTAATTGACTGCAAATGTTCTTTTTGCTCTTCTTCTGTGAGTTTCTTTTTAACGGCCATTAACTGTCTCCACTTTAATGTCGCCTACGTTTTGTAGAAACTGACTGCGAACAGCTTTAGCATAACGGTCTGCTTCAGACTTAGCTAAGAAAGACTTGTGGCAAATCAATTTCAGGTCGAGGTCGTAGATGCCTACTTTGTAAACAGTGTTCATTTGTCTTCTCCTTTAAGAAGGTATGGGGTGACGGCGTAGTCCGCAATAGCGGCTAGGAAAGGTGCAGCAAGAGCTGATAGTACAAGTACGTGTTCCATAGTGTTTTCCTTTATGGATTGTTGTTTTGATATATGTTATATCATTATAGATGCGCTAGCTTTCTCGGTTTTTATAGAACAAGTGTGTTCCAACTTTACTTACATACTCCAGATCATCTGCCCAGTAAGGCCAGACATAGTCAGCATGGTAGTGGGTAGTGTCTGTTCCAGGCAAGTATGTCTCAGGATCAGACAGGATAATAGCTGCTGCCTTGTAGATTTCCTTCCATGCCTGTTTGTCTAGGTAGCTCATTTTTGCAGGGTCATCAGTTAGACCATCGTGTGTCCAGCTGAACTGTTGTTTCTGATAAACTACCTCACAAATGGTATCAGGATAACCGCTAGACTCAACTCGATTAAGAGTTACTTCAGCTACCATTTGCTGACCGATTAAAGGTTCATTACGAGCCTCAAAAAACATATTAAGTGCTAGACACATTGTTGCTGTCATAATCATCAGGCATTCTCCTTTAGTTTATAGGGCTAGAAGTAATAATAGAGTTTTTGCTACCAATAATATTCATGCACTGCGAGAATATATTGAATACAAATACTATTAGAAAAAATCCAGAGTACTTTATTATGGAGTTAATTTTCATTTAGATCTTCCTTTTTATTTTTTACTGGTATTTTAGATATTAACCAATTCACAGCATTTTTAAGCTTTTCTTCTTTTTCTTTCTCACCCTTAATTGCCCAAGCGATGAGATCTAAAACAAACAGACCAGTGCAAAAGACAATACTTCGTGGCTCAAGCACGCCCGCTATCCCAATTACTAGTAACACCCAAAAAATTGGAACTCTATAAACAATACCGTGAGCAACTGTTTTTGCCCAAACAATCCTTATTGTTAGTCCCAACATAGCTGCTATGAGAACTGCGTAAATTAACATATTGTTTTCCTTTCAAGGTTTAATAGACAACACTGCTAGTTTTAATAGCGTTTTTGTCTTGGTCATCTGTGTAGTAAACAAAAACAAACTCCCCGTTGCTTGTTTTCTTAACTTTATTTTTGCCTTTTGCTTTTTTTACAAGGCTGTAAAAAATAATAAAAGACGCCGCCCACAACATTACTACGATCATTTTTCTCTCCACTTGGGTTATTGATATATTGTTATATCATTATAGATGCATTGTTTTTCTTACTTTTTTGTACACAAAGCCCGTACAATTGTGAAGCAGTTTTTACACTTGCTCAGGTGTTTTATTTTAATCAATTCTCTTTGATGTTGTTAAAGAGTTTTTTGTAACGTTCTAATTCACGCTCTTGTTTCATAGCTATAGATCGCCAACTTGGCCCAGACGCATGTGCCAAAATTTTAGTTACAAATTTACGAGCAAACATTTCCGTTGGGCGTCCGCTAAATTGATTCATAAATTCTTTTGCATCACTTTCAGCTTTACGTTTTGCACGATACGTTTTGATTATGTTGATTTCCATTTTAAGTTCCTCTTGGGTTTCCACTTGGGTTACTGATATATTGTTATATCATTATAGATGCCTTGTTTTTCTCACTTTTTTGTACACAAAGCCCGTACAATCGCAGAGCAGTTTATACACATACCCAGGTGTTTTATTTTATTTATATTTTGGCTTATAATAGAAAACATAAGCCAAGGGTATAGCCCCAAAGATAACAGTGAGGATAGCCCACAGCCAAGGGTTTTGGCCATTGTATTTAGCCATAAGAAAGCTAATACGAGCGAGAAGACCTATACACACTACTGTGTAGATTGTAAACAGAATAACAATCATTTTTTATTTCCTTTAACACTTGGGTTATTGATATATGTTATATCATTATAGATGCCTTGTTTTTCTCGCTTTTTTGTGTAGTTTTTTGCTGACGTATTTGATAAAAAAGGCCACCCCGAAGGGTGACCATTAAGTTTTATTTTGATAAACTAGTTATCGACGGTAGTTGCTCTCTTTATTCTGAGAGTTCACACCTTGAGCAATAGAAGGCATCATCTTGATAATCTCTTTACGAGTTTGTCTAGAGATGTCACCTGTTACAGAGAGGTTAACTACTGTTTGATTGCTGCCATTGTTTCCAGAGTTACTCTTTAGCAATTCCGCAGTCCGTTGACTTGGTAGGACATACTCACCTGGGGTAAGCATGACAGGTACACTATCTTTACCTGCTTGTCCAATGTTGGGGTTAACAAGACCTCCAGCAGCTCTCATTTGAACAATACCGCCAGTGTGAAGCGGAGCACCACTAAGGGCTCCAAGTATAGAGCTTAGGAAACCTCCGCCGCCGCTGAACATCCCAGAGAGCCCTTCGAAGATACTAGAAAGACCCTCACCAAGAGAGCCAAGTATGCTTGTAAATCCTGCAGAGAGACCAGAAAGTAGACCTCCGTCTTCCATACCTTCCAGACCGGCTTCAATACCTGTCTTGACCTCAATTCCAGCATTGTTTCCAACACTAGAAGCGCTGCCCATAAGCTTAGAAAAGAAAGTATCAAACATTGTGTCTAGATTAGAAGCTCTAAAGAAAGCCTGTGTAAAGGAATCTACAACCGTGTCAATAATGTTCTCACTTATAGAGTCAAGCAAACTTGTAAAGAAATCCTCCATAGAGCTTTCGCCTTTAAGGAGTGATTTAAAACTCTCTGCAAAGGCACTTCTAATATTATCAGAAGCTGCCATTGAGTCAGAGGTTATGTTAGCCAACAATTCTTGTTGGTATTCTAGCTCTCTGGTTATATTAGATTTTGTCTCATAATCCAGATTAGAAGCATCGTTTAGCTGAAGTTGTAAATCAAGTATACGCCTTCCGATGGTTTCTGCTTGAGCACTTTTACCAACTTGCTCAGGATCTAGTCCAAAGGCAGAGTAAGCTTCGTTTGCTTGGGCCACGCTACCTTGAGTTAAGATATCTAAGATCTCAAGTTTTTGGGCGCGGATTGCTACAAGAGAAGCTTGTCTCGCCTTACTGTCACCTAGTGCCGCATTAACAATAGCCTTTTGTGCCTTCTCAATTTGTGAAAGAGGGCCTTTCAAGGAGTTAATTGCTTTTCTAGAGAGAGAAGCTGCCATTTCAATATCAAGCGCAAAACCGCTATCACTTAGTGAACCAACAAACTTTTCAAATACAGTTTCAGTGTCTCCCCCTTTAGACCCAGCCCCCGTGTAGTCTGTTGGCTTAACTAGGTTTGTTCTTATAGAGTCAACAATGGCATTTAGAGCAGCTTCTTTTGCTAACAGCTCTGCAGCTTGTTCAGGACTAGGGAGAGAGCCCGCTGCCGCAGCAGCTGCGATAACCGCAGTAAGTACTGCAATTTCTGTTTGAGCATCCGTAATCTTCTTAAGCGTTGCCGAATCTAGCTGTAGAACTTTATTAAAATCAAATTCTACATTAGCAAACCTAGAAAAAGCATCAGACAAGAGTTGGCTAGGCTGTGAAGCTGCTGACAACCTAGTTGTTAGCTCCGTTAGTTGTACCCCATAACTATTTAGACGAGCAACTTCCGAAGGGGTAACAATACCACCTGAGTCCTTGGCTTGTTGCATAGCCAGAGCTAGGGTGTCATAGTTGGCTTTCAGCTGTGCGATATTATCTATTTCAGCAGGATCAACGGCAAACAAGTTTGTCTGACTTATTTGGCCAAACTGGCTTCCAAACTGGTCAAAAGCACTTTTAGCAACTGTAATTTTGTCGGTAATGTTAGAGAAGCTTGTTGAAAGAACAGCTGCGTTGTCTCCGAGATTCTTTTGAGCGGTTGAAAGTTCAGTGGTAAGAGCGTTAAGTCTTTCTAGCTCAGCGGGGGTATTAGCAAAAGGTTTAATTTTAGCAATCTCAAATTCAAGATCGTAGATTTCCCTTAAACCTTGCTTTACACCATCTAGGTTCATACCTTCCGCAAAAGAAATAGAAGCATTTTGCTCAGATGCTTGAGACAACACGCCAACAGTATCCGTTGCTACAGGGCGACGAACTGCCATAGCGCTTTCAGTTGCTGCTGCAATGTCTGAATCAAGTTGGTATATCTTAGCTAAGATAGTGTCAGAAAGACCCCCAAACATCTCTGCTAGGGCTTTTTGTTGTTCATCAGCACCTAGTAAAGTAAACTCATCAATATTAAAATCAGGAGTGTTACTAGTGATAAGGTTGGCCCTAGTCCCCATAAGCTCATTTATATTACTAACTTCACCCTGATCGAAAGGTGCTCTTTCAAGGTTAGTTTTAAAGCTTTTCTGGGTTAGGATTTCTAAGTCAGTAAAGAAGGCTTCTCTAAAAGCACTCATTTCATCAAACTTGCTAATTGCCCCCTGCCTTCCTCTTGCAACATCAAAATTACTTTGAAGATCAGCAGGGAGTTCTTTTGCTAGAGGATCCATAATTGCTCTAATCATAAGAGCGATAGCACTTGGATTGTCAGCAATTGAGCTAAAGTCGTTACCTGATGACATCGCCAAAGAAATGGCATCTACCATTTCACCAGTCAAATCACCCTTGGTTGTTGAAAGGGTTTGTAGAATATCTTTAAAATACTGAGGAAGATCGTCGCCGAGGGCCATTAAAGCATCCGCTGCAAAGGCTTGACGGCTTGCTACTTCCTCAAAGTCATATTTACCAGACGCCAACTGAGCAAAAAGCTGTTCTTGTAGTGTAAGCGCTCTGCCTTTTGTTGGGTCTTCTGTAGCATTCCGACCAATAAGTGAAGCCCCCATGCTATCCCTAAGACGCAGTTTAAGGGGATCCATTCCACCTTCATTAACTGCCTCTCGAATAACCTCTGCCCAACCAACACCGCCAATTGCTTGAGTTAAAACGTCTTCTATTTTTTTAGAAACACCGGTTGCTGCACCTGAAGTAGTTGAGCCTTCGCCCTTAGCTAAAAGATTAGCAGTCTCTCTAGTATTTTCTTCAATCTTTAGACGAGTTGCTTCTGTTAGTCTGCCAAAAACAGCAACTTCTCTATTGCCGTCTTTAGTGAGGCTTGCTTGTTCTCTTGCTAGTTTTTCTAGCTCCAGTAATTCAGAGTTAGAACGACCAACTAAGGAAGAATTCGCAAGAGAAAAAGTTAGCTCATTAGAACCTTTAAGTAAGTCTTTGTTCTTCAAGCCTTTTGCTTCTTTTGCTGAAACACTTAAACTTTTTCTAATAGTCTCTCTTGTTGATAGCGCATCCTTTTTGATAAGTCTAAAGAAGACACCAAAACGAGTAAGACTGTCCTTGATGCGATCTTTAATAGTATCGCCCTTACCAAAGATATAAGCCGCAATCCCTCCGGTTAGTAAAATTGCAGCGGAAGCTATAGCAGTAATAATTAGAATCGGAATAGCTGCAAAGAAAGCGCTGAGAGCTGCGCTAAAGCCCGCACCAAACGCTGCGCCAGCTGTAGCTCCAAACCCCGAGAATGCTGTTAATAACCTCTGAAACCCTGCTTTTATTGCAGAAATAGGAGTTGACTTTGCAAGAGCTGCAAAGAGGCCTTTTACTGCTGGTATGGTTTTTGACACAATAGTGTCACCAAATAAAATAAGGGCAGTCGCACCAAGGGTTAAGGCACCGTTAAAGATACCATCAGAGCTGTTACCATCAGAACCATCACTGGCTTTTGCAAACGTCGAGGTTACTGCAGTAGCAAGCACCGCCAAAGCACCAATTTTTGCAAGTCTAATAGCAGCTGTTTTGCTAAAGCTGCCAAAGAAACCAGAGGCCCTAGTTGTAGCCGCCTTCCAAACTTTAACAAAGATGTTAGACGAAGATAGGTTTATAGCTAACATTTTTGAAAGAGATGACCTTACAGATCCCAAATCAAAAATATTAGAAAAGATACCAGATACCTTGCTAACATTAATAGACGACACTTTTGAAATAACGCCACTTAACACGTTATTAAACGTGGAAACAATTGCGTTCACTTTCGCAGGGTCTCCTAGTACTGCTTGTTGCATTACCGAAGCGCCAATACCAACAATAGCAGCCCCTGTTGTGCCGATCAAGTCCCCTAGCAACATCTCAGCGCCAATAATATAGCCGCTTAAGGAAGCCAAGGCGGTTAAACCCCTCCTTCTGCTTCTTTGTGCAAGGTCTTGTGAAAGGCCGTCAAGCTGATCTCTGCTTGCACCTATAATTTGTTTCCTAGCAACATCAGGGTTACTACCAACAAACAAGTCGTAAAGCATGCCCTTCTTTTGCTTTGCACCTAGAATAGTTAAAGCAGAGGTTGCGAAACCTAAGAACTGCGTCCTCACCCCTTTAAAGAATACTGCTGCTGCAACACCCCCATAGAGTAAGGTTGTTAGCAGTCCACCGCCAGGTACGAAAGAAAGTATTTTTGCAGGAAGACCTACTATGCTATTGCCAATAGCGTCAGCTAAACCTTCACCAAAGGCTATGGCCACTCTTGTGAGTGCTTGTAGTATTTGAGGGATGTTGCTTACGATGCTATCAATAACTGCGCCAACAGTGTTTCCCAAACCATAAGCAACAGACTCGAAGAAACCACTTTTCAAAATAGCGTTATCGAAAGCTGTTACAATTGCTGTGAAAACAGTAAGATAGAGCAGTGGGTTAAATTTTGATAAAAAGTTTGTATACAAGCTAGGCGCAAACGCTCTTGATAGTGCACCCGCAGCTAGCACAGATATAAAACCTGCAACTGCTGGGAATTGTTTTCTTAAGGTATTAAAAGCGTCTGAGAACCCATTTGAAAGACTCGATGCAAGCGGGCCTGCAATGTCTACTACGTAGTCTCTTGCTTTTAATGCTTTTAGGTTTATGCTTGATACTGTTAATTTAAAGTTTATGTCTGTATCTAAGTCTTTGAAAGACCACAAAGCATACAGGTCTTTAAAGTAATTTGAAACGCCACCTGCAAAGTTTTTAACAACTGCTAAAGTTTTTGGAAGAAACTCTTGTGCTTTATCTAAAACACCTTCCATAAGGTCTGTCCACCAAGAGTTTTGTATAACTTCGTCGTACAACCAAAAGAATTTTCTCTCAATAAAATTAATAGATTTTTCTATAATTTTAACAGTATCCCCTAGTGCTGAAGTTGCAATACTTTTAACTTGAGACATTAGGTTGCTAAGGCTTTTGAAACCCTTAGTAAAAGAGTTATTGAAAGTATTATCAATTGAATTGCCTAGAATTCTGAAGCCCTGGGCTAGCTGGATTATGGCAACTCTAAAAGCTACATAAATTTTAGAAGTAGAAACAATACTTGATATTCTTTTAAAAGCTCTTTCAATAACAACTAAGGACTTACCAAAGCGTTCAAAAGACACGTACTTAAATGTGGTTAAGTCTTGTTTAAAAACACCAAAGTATCTTCCTAGTTTAATAAACCCAAAAGTAACTTTTCTAAAAGTTGTTTCAACCCTGTTACCAATGTTGTACCATCGCTTACCGTAGGTATCAATAGCATAGGACAAACCCTTTAGATTTTCCCCAAGCTCTATTAAACTCTTAGAGTTGAATATTCTTGAGAATGCACCTTGGAATCCTGTTCCAATCACCTTACTAAGGGTTGCTTTTAACTTAATTGCTGTTCTGTTTGCAAAGGCAAAGACAGTCAAATCCAACGCTTGCAAAGCTGCAGAGACTTGTTGGAAGAACGTCCTTACTGGAGACACAAAGCGTGGTAAGGCATCGACTGCACGTTGAATAATTGAGCCAATAACTGAGCCAAGCCCAGACGCAACTGAAATAATCCCGTTAAAGCTATTCTTAAAGTTGAGAATAGTATCCGACACTGAGCCAACTATTTGTGATTTATTTGCTTCAATATACGAAGATAGCCGAAGTATTTTGTCTGTATAACTAGAGGTAATATTTAGCTGTTTACTTATTTCTCCTGTTACACGACCAACTTGATCTTTCAAAGTAGTCATTGCCTGTGCAGAAGTAATCTCAAGTGTAGAGAATTCGTGGTTTAATTTTTCAGATTGGGATAGCAAAGCATCGAATACAACTGAAGTAGTTAGTTCACCTTGCTCTGCTAACTTCCTAAGAGCGCCACGAGGCTTGCCCATTGAGTCTGCAATAGCTTGTGCTAGTCTAGGGGCTTGTTCTAGAACAGAGTTAAGTTCTTCACCCCGTAGTGTTCCAGAAGCCAAACCCTGACCAAGCTGAGTCAAGGCAGCACGAGCAGATTCAACTGAACCACCAGAAATAGCAATAGATTTGTTTACAGACTCAACAGCCTTAAGAATATCTTCAGAGCTCTTACCTGCGCCCTGTAACGCTAGACCAAATCTGTTAAAAGTTTCAGCGGCAAGATCAACTGGCTGACCTGTTCTTCTTGAGATGTTGTATAGTTTGTCTAGTGTTGTGTTTAACTCTTTTGTACGTCCGGTTACAAGGGCAACCCTGTTCTCCATACTTGTTAAAGAGTCAGTAGTTCGGTTAATGCCTCTTGTAACAGAGGTTGCTGCAAACGCAGCGCCAATACCAACAGCAAGGGATTTGAAGGCATTTGTTAAGCCTTTTACGTTTCTATCTATGCTGCCAATTGATTTCTCTAAATTATTTAAATCCCTACGGGCTTGAGTACTATTGGAACGTACTCTAATCTCTACACCACTCATGGCTTCTCCTTAATAAAATTGCCCCCTAATTACATCTCGATTATGAGAAGCCATCAGGGGGCAAGATTAGTTTATTTCGGGGTGATTAATCCAATTGTAAACAGAACCTGTTCAATAAAATAACGAGGTGCTTGTTTGCTATGTCCTTTGTTCAAGTATTCAACATACTCTACTTTGTTATAAATAGTTCCGTTTACAAAACCATCTCTGTCTTTAGTAGTCTCGCTATTCCAACCACTTCGGGCTTTCCCCGTATCAACTGGAGTAACAATTCTTAGAGTCTTTGTAGCATAGTCAATTCTATCTTCAATCTCAAGATTAGATTGTTTAGAAACTTCCCTGCGTACTCTTTCCATTTCTTTTTTAAAGTTTACTAGCTCTAGGCTTACTTTAATTGACATGTTATCACTCCATTTTAGGTGCCCAACCAGAGCCATCGCCATTTTTGGCAGAAAGCATCTTTTCAAGGAATTTACCTTTTGGTCGTGCGTGGTCTGCTTTCTTTTCAGATTCCTGTATAGAAGCCATCATTGCCAGAGTTGGAAAGATTTTCTCAGCAGGTTCTTTTACACCCTGTGTCCTAAGGTACATGTAGGCACGTTGATCATCTCTCCAGCCAACGGGTCTTCTCTTAAAAAATTCAACCCATTTTAATAGTTCGTCATAGGGCATCTCTTCTTTGAGAGTATAAACTGGCATACTTAAGTTATATGCCAGCTCATAAATAGACTCGTCAGCGGGTGTTAGTTTCCCGCAGTAGCATCCCCAAGACCAGAGTAGCCCAGAATAGCTGTTGAAATATCGTTCAATTCCCCAATTGGGAAAGTGTTAAAATCTTCATCGGTAATATCTTCAGCACCGATAACTGAAAGACGAATTACATCTCGCAAAAGAGAAAGCTGCCCAGAGTCTTCATTCTTTGACTTTGCGGCTTTCTTAACCATTTCTTGTACTTTAAGTACTTCCGAAACGGAGAGCTTACGAATTTCTACCTCGTCGCCCATAAAAGGGACTTTTTTAGTGATAACTTTACCTACCAAATGTTTCATACTTATAATCCTTACTTTAACTTGTCTTTTTCTGTGAATAATTCTTGGTTATTTGCTTGAAAATCGTCTAGCAATTTTCTTACTTGGTGCAATACCGAAAGGGTCTCAAGGCAATCTTTACCTTCAACTGAACCGTCTTCAAAATCTTTGAACCGTTCAAAACTCTTTCGAATGCTAATATCTACGCTACGCCGCATGTGCCTAAAGGTTGTGCGCATAACAAAACTCTTACTAAATGGTTTATCTGTCATGTTATATCTCTTATACTAAAGAAGAGAGGGCGGTTAAGCCCCCTCTAATTTCACTATTAGGCTGCAGCAACTGTTGCTGGACCAAAGAAGTCAGACTGAGCCGACAGAGTAACAGTCGCAGTAGTTGCGTCTGTCAACTGTGGGTTAACCAGAATAGCTTCAATTTTGCCTTTGAAGTAGAACTCTGTGTTTGCAGTTGCAAGAGTCGAAGCTGCACCTTGATCTGCAGTTACAGCGGATTCTGCCATCATAAAGCGGAATACAAGCTCTTCACCAATCAAAGCGTGAATTGCTTGCATATCTTCTGCAACGTAGTTAACAGTAACTTCCAAGCTTGGAGCGTCTGCTTGACCCTGAACCTGAGAAGAAGTCTTTTGACCATAAACAGGAACGTTTACGATGTTTGCAGGAGTACCTACAGAAGGGAACTCACGCACAGAAGGCATACGGACGTGGTCCGCATCAGCTGTACCTGGGGCTGTGCCCACAAAGAGAGCAGCGCACTCTGCAGCAGTGTCTGTGCCTGCTGGGATTGAGCCTTTAAAGATGTCGAGGTAAGTGAAGATACCTGCACCAAGAGTTGAGATATGAGCCATTTGTTATTCTCCGTATTTGGTAAATGGAATTATGTAAGATGCACTATAAAGTGCTTTGTTTTGAGGGTCTAGCCCCTCCACGTTTAAGTAAGATGTTCCAAACTCTGTACCATTTGTTAAACGCTTATTTTGAAGTACGGTATCAAGAATATCTGAGATAGCCATAACGCGGGATTGCCCCTCGCCAGCTTTAACGAATACCTTAACTGCTACCATACCCTTTAGAACTTTATTGCCACCGTAGGCATTTCTGCCACTGTTGCTCGGTAAGACATTTAGTCTACAAAATTCACTTTCTGTATTGATGTCACCTTGATAGTTATCAGGATAGACCTCAATGTTGTTTACTGTCCAGGCCACAGAGGCAAATACAGATTCAACGTCTGCTAAGACATTATCATACATACTATACCTCCTTTGCCAGTATTGCGTCTATAGTAAAGCCATTGTCACTATGATCAACAATACTGTAAGATCCAGAAGAAACAGTTAGAGTATCATAAACAGACAGGTTTGGGCCTGACTTCATAATAGCAGTAACTGTAAAACCGTCTCCATAAGATTTTTTGGTCGATTGCAAGATAACATCAACAGTAGTAGTACTGGAAGTGCTAACTATGCTCCGTGTTGCAAAATCGTAACCAGAGACGGTTTTTGTAGAAAGTGTACCTTGTTCTACCAAGTCACCTGCGGCAGCAAAAGCCTTATCAACAGCCTTTGTTACTTTAGCAGAGAGTGACATTAGTTAGCCCTCCACCAGCTTGCACCTAGCCCGTCAACACCTCTTCTTAAAAGTGGACGGATAGGCTTAATAACAAAACCAGGGGTTACAGAGATTCTAGTAACATCGTTATTAGAGTCGCTGACACTGATACTACCAATTTTAATACTTTCGTATGTTTGGGTTGTCTGTGCTACTAAGTCCTCGTTATTCAGCAGGTGTAAAGCCTGTTCATAAACAGCTACTTTGACTAGAGAAGGGATTTCTGTTTCAGAAAAAGCAATTTGCATTCCTAGTCTATTATCAAGGTAGTTAGCGTTTCTTCGTGGCCATGCAAGAGCTTGGGAAGAACTAACAGCAGAGCCAATCCAAGGATTGTTGTCAATAATTTGTGTAGCAGTCACTAGAGCTTCTTCACGGGTTGAGTCTGGAGCGGAAGTCCAACTAGCAGAATCGATTCGTGTTTCAAAGTAAGCGTCAGCGTCAGCTATTTCCACATAACTATTAGTATTAAGAACTAAAGCCATTAGCTCCTCCTAGTCTTATTATGAGTGGTAGATAGGCAGGATGCCCAAGTTCAAAGAATCCATTTTACGGTTCCAAGAGCCAGCAGTTGCGTAAGCAGTGTTAGTTGCGAAAGCATTAGTTGCGCCAGCCCAGTCATAACCCATTGGGTGCATGATGAAGCCATAACGGTACCAGATGTTTGTAGAGCCGCCACCTGTGTAGGAAGCTGGGTTACGATCAACTTCAACAGGAGTTGGAGTGGACACTGGTGCAAAAGACACAGAACCTGGCTTCAGAACGAAAGAACACTTAGCAGAAGAAGCGTTCAGGTCGCCAGTAGCAGGTGTGATTGTCTGGCTTGCACGAGTCATGATCAAGCGGAACTTACCACCGAAGACTGTGTCAAACTCAAGGTTGCCGTCTTGTACACGAGTTTGGTCAACCAAGTTGGCTGCACGCATTTCAGCCATAACTTCTGGGGAAGTAGCCAAGTACATGAAATCTGGTTCCATGTCTTTGTAAGCCATGCCGATAGCTTTGAAGAGGCGCTCACCACGAGCAGCACCAATAGCGGAGCTGTCAAAGAGACGACGTGCATCGGAAGTACCTGTTGCAGCAGCACCAAATTCGCCAGCAGCGTTGATGTCAACAAAGAAGCCAGTGTTTGCAGCGTCTGCGTCTGTTTCGAAGGATACAATACCACCGTTACCAGTACCGCCAGCATCACCGAGGGCAACCTCGTGAGCAGCAACACCCTTAAGAACCTTCAAGAGTGCATCACCCTCGTCGTCGCCACGTACTTTTGCGAAGTCACGGGCAATCTTGGAGAGACCGTCTTGCTTCGAAACAACTTCCTGCAAGTTAACCTGCTGTGCACCGAAGGTGCGAACAGTCTTAACATAGTTAGCAATGTCAGTTGTGATATCAGTGTAAGCACCATCAGTCGCCGACGACAACGATGGAACGTTGATGTTTGCGGAGAGTGGCTTGTACCAACGGAACTGACCAACAAAGGACTCGCCGTTAGCGTTGATGTCATCACGCTGGCCAACGATGCCAGTGGAGTTAAGCTTTTTCTCAGTTGTGTAAGCCTCATCTGCATAAGCAGAGATTGCGAGTGCTACGTTCTGAAAGTCTGTGTTTGTAATAGCCATGATTTATTTCCTTATGGTAACTATTAGATATTAGTAAGTGTAATTACCTAGCTGACCTTTGGCCGCTAGAGAAAGAACTTCTTCTGTTGTCATTTCACCAATAGACTTTTTCTGTTCCATTGACGAGGTGCCAGACGTAGTTGTCTTACCAGCACCAGTATTAGCTTTAATTCGAAATAGGAATGAATTCTCTTCATTCTTAGAGTAAGATGAAATAAAGTCCTGAATGTTAGTACCGGCTTTATGAACCCAAAGACCATCATCATTTTGAACGAGTTGTTCAACAATGTCACGATAGGCCATTTGGCGACTACGCTCATTACGGAAGTCTAGCCCGCTAAGCGCAGAGTTAACTACACTATCACGGTTAAGCTTAACATTCTCTTCTTCAAAAACTTTAAGCTTTGCCTGGGCTTCAGCAAGTTTTAGCTCTAGAGCTTCTTGCATTTTTCCCTCTTCTTCCAGACGTTGAATATGAGCTTGTTTTTGTTTTTGCTCAATTTCAACAGCCTTTTTCAAAGCTTCGTCACGTTCACCCGCCATTCGATCCATGTTGGATTTCATTTTAGCGAGTCGTTCTTGGACTTCACGTTCAATCGGATCTACTTCACTCTCAGTGACAGTTCCCTCTTGAACAGTTTCTTGTTCTTGAGTCTCAGTGGACTCATCTTGAGCAGTTACTTCTTCAACTACTTTATTCTCTTCACTCATTATTTCTTCCTTTCAAGCACAGCTTGGGTTATGATTTCTTTAAATATACAGAGTTACAAACTCTAGTTAGGTTAAGTCGCATGGGCTATTACAAATAAACTATGGACCAATTCCATACCAGTCCTTACCCGCAGGTATTGGGGCTAGTATTTCTTCTCTTGTAATCTTATCTTTAGGATCGATAAGACCTTGTGCCTTTGCTTTAGCAAGTAAAGCGTTGTAAGACTTGTTCGATAAACCCTGTCTACGCATTTCAAGAAGGGTCTTTCTGATAGTATTGCCCTCTAGAGCATCTGCATAGATGGTTCTAAGAGCAGCTTTAGCGTTGTCTGCTTCAGCGATGTTTGTAAAAAAAGCATCGTGAATCGTCCCTGTTTCAACGTTGTTTTTACGTCCCCACAAGTGAAACCTACGTACAATAACTGCGTCATTGCTGTGGTTACCATTTACACCTAGTCCGATACGTGCGTCGTTAAGCGAGCCTTTTCCTAGCAGCTTTCCGTCTTGTGCACTGTCTTCATAGATGTTAGCAATTTTACGACCCGTAACCGGATCAGTAAATTCAATGCGCTCTTGTATCTTTGGTCGATACCTTTGCGTCATAATCTTTCCGTCAAAAGTAACCCACGGTATATCTACCTTTTGAGTTTCTTCAACAAAAACCTTTGCCACGTCTTTCCAGTAGTTAATGAAGTTGTCTGTAACCGGAGCACGTTGTGCTAGGTTCTTAGACATGATTCTAGAAACTTCCGAAAATTCTTTTGGGCCAATTATCCCTCGTCTGGAGTTCATAAGTTTATTTACAAAATCCGCAGTATCAGGATGAATGTCTTGTGCTTGCTTTAACAAAGTTCTACCAGCAGGTTCATTCTTGTTGATCATTTCAATTAGTTCTGCTCTAAAAGAGGTTAACTCTGATTCAACACCAATGGCACCTTGCCGATTAGCAATCTTAATTTTACCATCAATAATCCTAAGTTGTTCACCGAGGTTATCCTTAGTGACAGTAACATATCCTTTGCCATCAAGAACTTTTGATAACTGTCCAGCAACGTTTGCAGTCTTAGTCGCATCGCCCGCTCCGTAGAAAGAAACCATATTCTGTGACTTAGCCGCCTTAGCTAGGTCTTCCCAAGTAAGACTTGCGTCTCTCAATGCAGGAATCTTTAAGAAATCAGGATCGTTAACGGTGTCCATCGCAACTAGGTCATATAGGCGGTTTTTCTGAGTGGTTGGCAAAACATTACTTGCAAGAGATACTTTACGATCACCCGTCGAGAGTCCAATGATTTGAGCACCAGAAGAACTGGCGTCGTTTTCAATCATTAACTTTGTCTTATAGGTTGACAAACGAGATACATTGTTAAAGTCACCGTTTACATGATCATAAACACGAGCGTACTCTAGAGCCATTCTAGACATCTTAGGCACTTCAGGGCCTTCAAGCCCTTTAATAAGTGGATGTTCTAGAAATTCCCTAAGCCTACGATCTCTTTGTGTCTTTGACTGAAGCAACCTTCCAAGTTCAAGTAACTTTGATTCATTCCTACGAAAGATTTCTAGACGTCCAGATTGAGTAAGTGCTTCCGTGCCAGGACCAATCATAGCTCCTAACTGAATACGAAGCTCCCTCATTGCGCCTGGTGTCATAGACTTTGCAGTACCTGAGTTTAAAAAAGGCCGAACAAGCTCACCACCAGTAGGTGTAAGATAACCACGATGGTATACCCGTCCACGGGAGTCAATAAAGACATTTGTTCTAAAGTTCTTATTACGCTGCGCATGAAACTTAACAGTTGACATAAGGCCATAGCCTTGTTCTCCACGATTAAGTATTTCATGCCGAAGTTCGTTTATAGAGTCATAATATTTAGAGTTACCACGAGGATCTCTGAAACGTACAATGTCGTCCATAAAGCCTGCAAATTCAACATCAACACCATACTCGACGTTAGACACATGATTCATCATCTGTGCCATTTCAGCATCAATTTGTTTGGCATCATAGTCAGCAAACTTATCACGAGAAATAATAGGTATACCTGTGTCGTTTCCACGAGAGTCTACAAAGGTCTTTTTGTTTGCCTTAACATACAATCTATCCTTATCATTGATAGTTCCTAGACGTCGAGCAATAGTTACTCTTCGCTCTGCCTCTTGGAGCTTTATCAAACCCTTATCAATAACAATAACTTCCCTAGAGATAGTGTCTTGCCACCCACCGGAAGTTCTTCCAGTTTCCAGATCAAGTACACCTCTTCGTGTTTTACCTCTAAACTGAACTTTGATCATGTTTTGTTTGACCATAAAGTCTAATATTTTAGAGCCTTCCGCATGATTATCTCTCAGCGTGTTTTTAGTAAAGGGTATAAGGTTTTCAAAATCTTTCGAGAACTGCTTACCAATGTTAATCGCAAGAGAGTCGTAATCAGTTGACTGCCCTGATGAAATTAGCTTGGCAATCTTAGTGATACTATTAAGTGCTGCGTCATCCATTACTTTAGAAGTAGGCTTTTTGTCAGCAATCAAAAATTCCATATCTAGAATTCTTCGAATAGCTTCATTCTTTTTTGATACGAGTTGTGTCCACCAAGAATCAGAAGGTTCTCGATTGTATAAGAATTTGTAAGAGTCATAAGCTTGCTTTACAAAGGGTAACTTTAAGAATTTTTTCTTTAGTTTATCCTTAGAAGGATACTTTTCAGTAAACCCGTTAAAGTAAACCCGCATAGGTGACCTACCAGTAAAGAACAGCTTTTTGGCTAGGGCTTTTCCTTCGGTACTACGCCAAGCATCAATATAACGTTGATCTTTTAGCTGGTCTCTTACAAGCTCTTCAAAGTTGTAGTACTTACCCATAATCTGAACTTGTGGAGTATCCTTGGACAAATAGCTAACAAACATCTCTGACCTTTGTCGTGAGCGGGTGTCTAAAAGCCTTGAAACGTTCTGAACAGCAAACCTGTTTTCCGCTCTAACAACTGAAGCAAAATCTTGCCAAGGGTCTTTGTTTTTAGCATAACGCTCAAAAACAACCCTTAAGTTCTCTACAATTACTGTCTGTTGGTTAACAGAAAGCTTATCATCGAGACTAGAAGCCATTGATTCAATAAAGTCTTTTTCTTCTAATTTTAGAAGTTGGGACTTTCTCATAAAGTCAATACGCTCTTGGTAGAGGTTGAAGTCAGGGTCATAGAGGT